CTAAAATTGGTAAAATATCGTTTGTTTGTGCGATAACTATAAAAGGTTTCAAAGCATCGGTATCAATATTTCCTGCAAAGCTTGTCAATGCTGGTATATCATTTTCTGTTAGCCATATTTTCATATCTATACTGTTTTATCAAGTTCTGTTTCTTCTTCAAAATCCTTAAACCAAGGCTTAATTTCCCCGTCTATCAAGTCAGTTATTTGCTTAATCCCATCTACCCAATTTTGCCGCCGTGGATTTATTTTTTTGCGATAAAATATTTTCAATGCCATTGAGTATTCGTCTGCATTATTTGAAAAACCGCCACCCTGATTGTTTCCGCTAAATAAAATCCTTGGCATTCCGTGCGCAATTAAAATTTTTCGTTCGGATTCCTCTGTGAAAAATGTAATATTTTCGCTTAAATTACTAGGTGGAATTTTGTCGTAAGTAACTGCCTCTTCTATGCTGTCGTTAAAAGATACAATTACCTTTGCGGTGTTTTTCGTTCCTGAAATTCTATCCCGTACCTTTTCAGCTTCTGATCTTGCAAGCTCTGGAGTTGCTTGTCTACCCTGATTATAGTTTACAATAACAACATCGTGAGCACCGTTTTCAATATAATTTAATGCATAGTTGCCTACACCACCCTCAAATTTTGCAAATGGTATGCAACTAAAATAATCTGGCACCGCAAAAAACGGTTCGGACGTTGGCTGTCTAACCAAAAGAATTTCTAAGTTTTGACCTTCTGTATATTGACCCGTGAATTTTGGGTAAAGCTCGGGACGGTAACGTTGTTTATTGTCCCAATCATACGAAAACCAATACCCTTCTACGTCCAAAGTCAATTGATTGTATTTAATTCCTAATTTGTAAATTGGAATGTATTTAATTTTTAGCGGCGTTTTTGTTTGCTCGTTCCAAATTACTTGAACCGCAAAGCCTCCATAAATTCCATCATCTTTACAGGTCAATAAGACGTCTTCTGATGACATATACTGTCTTAAATTAACTTTACCAACGCCCTCGTCAATTAGTCCTTCACCGTACATATATGTACGTATGTCGTTTAAGATTGAACTGTTAGTTGGACTATCTTCATACGCATCTTTATAAGTTATATAATTTGCATTATTTACGTTGTTTTTACTGTTTAGAATATAGTCAATGCCAACTCTTGGCTTAATGTCAATCGGTTGGTAAACGCTAAACTTTTCAACTTTACTTTCAAAAGTAAAAGTTTGCAATCCTTTATTTATACGTGAATCGTTCGTTTTGTTCGGCATAATTAAAATTTTGAATGTTTGTCCCTTCTTTTAAAATCTGTATTTTTCCCAAATACAATATCTCGTTACCTCTTTTTAATTCAAATTCAAATTTATCTAAAATCTTAAATTGAGCTGGCTGAGTTGTGATTGTAATTTGTAATTTTTGACCAACTGTAAAAGTAAATTCAGGTGTGAAAGTTGTACTTCCTGTTTCTTTTCGCAAAGTCAGAGTTAAAATATCGCTTTCAAGTGGATAAATTCGTGGAATTAATGAAAAAACTAACGGCGTGTTTAAAAAAAGTACTTTCATTTTATTTTTTGGTATAAAAAAAGCCGTAAATAATACGGCTTTCTGTTTAGTTTATTTGAATTAAACAACCGCTTTCAATGCCGCTGCATATTCTACTAATGCTGGTGCAGTAAGTAAATATTCTCTTGAAAAATCTGGCTCCATTGTTTGGAATGTAACCGTAAAACCGTTAAGATCCCCAATAGTTCCACCCGTTTGATCGTCAATTGTAATTGCCATTGCTCCATTTTGTGAACCTGCAACCGTGATGGTCCCGTCTTTTCTTTCAATAAATAAAACAACTTCTCCGTCAAGTAATTTCTTAACATCAGTTACTGTTTTAACCGCATCCGATTTTGGAACGTTTAAGATAATTGGTAAATTACCAGTTACTCCTTTACTTCTATTGTCCCCGCCTGAAATTCCATTTTCTACGTAATTTGCTGTAGTTGCTTTGACTTCAAATCTCGCCAAAGTTGTTGAAGCAAATGATGTAGCAATCTCAAGAACTCCAGTTGCGGTTGTAACTACTTTTGTCAAAGAACTAAATACCCCAATTGATACGGCGTCTATTCCAGCCTGTCCTGATATACACGCTAATTTACGTGAACCTCCTAATGTAACACACATATTTTTTAGTTTTAAAAAGGGCGTATTTTCAACGCCCTTATTATTTATTATCCTCCGTAAAGTACACCGTCTCCTTGTGCCATTACTGTTGCATCTAAAGTATAGATAGTTCTTACAAACATTACATCACTATCATTGTCAACTTTACCAGTTTCAAAAGATGCTACATCAGCCGTTGAATCCGTTGAAAAGTAAATTACAGAAGGTCTTTGAACGTAAACAAATCCTGTTGGAAATGGCACGAACTCAATTACTACTCCGTTGTAAGAAATTACTTCGGCTGTTCCCGTTCCTGTTACCAAGAAGTTTACTTGTTGTGCTGCTCCAACTGCATTGTTTGCAATTAAGATTAATTGTCTGTGTGCATAAGGTGCATACATAACTGGCAATTCAGCAGCTTCAAAGCTTTCTGGCTTTACTGCCGCAAAGATTTTAGCATATTCAGCGGCAATATTTGCAGCCGTTACGGTTGTTCCTGTTACTTTAATATACGCTCCCAATCCAGTTTCATCAAATAAAACTCTTGACAAAACACCGTCAACACCTGCTGCATCAGCCGTGTAAGATGCTGCTGCTGCTTTTGCAGATGCAGAAATGCTACCTTGTGCAGCATTAGCTGTTAATCCCGCAATTGATGCTTGCGCGCCTGCTGAAAATCCTGCCCAAAACTTTAATTGTGCGTCTTGTGAAGTCTTTGGTGCGGTCAATTGTAGTACTTGAGTATTAAACTCTGAACTGTCAATATTTAACGCTCCTTGTGCCATATCACGGTTAAAACGTGATTGTCTTAAAGCTTCCATTTTAAAAGTGTACTTGTATTCAATCTTTTTAGGATTGGCTACTCTGTCCTTTAATACGGGGCCGCCTTGTGAATTTAATCTTTCGCCTGTATAGGCTTGACCCACAACGTTAACGGCTGTTTCCGTTATGATTGTTGATGCTTTTACATCGTCTGCGAAATTTACCAAACCTCTTTCTACTGTTTTATTCAAGAAAAATATTTCTTGAATAATTGGTGAAACCGCTTCCCCTCTAATTGCTATTGGACTATAAGTTATTGCCATTTTATTTTATTTTTTTATTGGTTTTTTTTTGATTCTCGATATTTTTCTAGCGAAGTCATTTCAGCAAATTGCTTTTCTTTTGGCAAATTAACTATTGCTAATTTTTCCGCTTTAAACACGGCTAAATCATTTTCAGCTTTCACTTTTTGTGATTTCATTGTTTCTAAAGTTGTAGTATCTTCCACATCTTTAGCTTGCATTGTTGCAAGCTTTTCTTTTAAGTCTGCATTCTCTGCCATTGCAGCATCGTACATTGTTTGAAGTTCAGCCATTGGATCTACAGGTGGGTCTAATGCTGGAACCTCTGGCACTTCTGCCATGTCTTGCATTTCTTTATCATTCATCATAAATAAAGATTTTGCCACCTCTATTACCTCGTTGATAAAGGATTTTTTCTCGTCTACATTCATATTTGTAATTGGGTTAATTATTTCGTAATCTAAAAATGCTTCTAAACTGATTCCGTCTACTTCGCCTGTTTTGATGAACTTTTCCCAAACCTCATCGTTGTCAATTTTAAAGCCAAGTATCAAGTCGCCCGCTTGCACGTCTTCCATTAAAAGTGTTTTACTTTTGTCTAATTCAGGGTTCAAAACTATCCAACTTTCAATCGGGTACACGCCTGTAATCGATTCGTCTGAGTGGTTTAAACTCATTTTTGCAAGCCCTTGGTTATTGCTTTTGAAATAAGATTGCTGCATCTTTTCAACTTCCTCTGCATCAAAAGTTATATAAGCTGGCTCTCCGTTAATATCTTTACGAAAAATTTGCTTGTTTGGCCGCATTGCCACTGAGTAAATGATTCGTTTTTCTTCGTTTGCAAAAAATACGGGTTTGTTTGATTCATCGGCAAACTTTGAAAGTTTAGTTTCAACTGCCGCCCCAAGTACAATTGAAAAACAATTGACATCAGTACCTGCTTTTAATTTTGCTTTGTAAACTTTCATAAAGCAAAGGTTGTTAATATTATTATGTAAAATGAAATTGTGGCACACAAAAAAATAATTGATAAATAATTTTGCTATTAACGAATTGTATTATATATTTGCATAAGTATTAAAAACTAAAAACACATAATTATGAAAACAAATGACTATTCAAGGTTTAAATTTCTAAAACAAAATAGAGATTTAAAAGAAAAAAACGTATTAAAAATAATTAATTCCATTAAAGAATGGGGTGTAATTCCTGGAAGACCAATATTGGTAGATGAAAATTTTTTTATTGTCGATGGTCAACATAGATTTGAAGCTATAAAAAGGTTAGAGCTTCCTTTAGAATATGAAATAATAGCAGGTGACATTATTGGAAAAACTATGGCTCTAAATTCTAATCAGGAGCAGTGGAGAATTATTGATTATATAAACAGCTATTCAGAGCAAGGAATCGACTGTTATAGATTGTTTTTAAAGTTTAAAGAAAAGCACAATTTAAGCCTTGAAATTTGCATTTCATTAACGATTAAAAGAAGTTTAACTTCAAATGATGTAAGAAAAGGACTTCTTTTTACAATACCAGATGATGCAGAGTACATAGCAAACTTTATTTTAACTATGGATAATCTACATTTAAGAAATTCAAAAAGCTTTGCTGGCGCATTAATTACAGCTAACAAAAAATTAAGCAAAGAGCAAATGAACATTATAAAATTAAATTCAATGAAAATTCCTAAAATGTCTAACGTAATGGATTATTTCGTAGTGTTTGAAAATATTATAAATTACAGAAAAAGAGGGACTAATTTAATAAAATTGTAGCATGAAGGAAAAGTCTCAAAAAAAATCAGGTAGGCCAAAAGGAGTAAAGAAAAATGTATCTTTTTGGATTAATCCAAAATATAAGGACACAATTCAAAGATTTATTAAAACTCTAGAATTATAAATTAAAAAAACCGCTACAATTAAGTAGCGGTTTTAATCTCCTTTCTTTTTAATGGTTATTTTACTTCGTGTATAATTGGGTATTTATAATAATCTGCAATCCATTCTTGCGCTTCCTGTAAAGTTTTAAAATCAATAAGACATGTTGAATTTTCTATATAGCTATAAAAAGCTGATTTGTTGCCAAATAAATCCACCCTGCACCAATATTGCGTTTCGTATTCTTTTTTCCAAAACCAAAACCCCTTAAAGTGAACGCGAAATATTTTTTTCTCAATTATAAATACGTCTTTTGCTTTTTGTAAAATTCGAAATTCTAATTCCATAATTATTTTGTTTAAACAAATGTACTACTTCTTACTAAAATACTGAAACAAAGCTTCACAAATTATTTCGCTGATTGAACACTCCCGCTTTTTAGCTTCTAAACGCAGCTTTAAAACGTACCACATTCTAGGGTACGCTACTATTCTATTTTCTTTTGCCATTTACAGAGAATTTGAGTTTATTTTGTTGTTGTCCAATTGTTGCGCATCACTTACTTCTTTACTTACTACAAAAGCTTGTATAGGTGGTTGTGAATTTATATTATTTGCAACCGCGTTACCAATTTGATTTTCGCTGCTAGCTTGAAATGCTACTTGTGGAGTTGCACTTGCAGCCGAGCCACCGCCACCACTTCTGCCACCGCTTGCCGCCCCTCCACTTGGTGCCGACTTACCACCCGATGAAATACTTTGAATTGCTTTTGCAGCGCTTGCAATAGTTGACCCAATTTGTAAACCCCCTTGTATTGTGTTTGCCGCTATTACTGGCACGGCACTTGCTCCCAAAGATGCAACTGCTGCGGGTGTTGCTAATGCTAATGTATTTGCGGCCCCAATTCCTGAAACACTTTCAGATACCGACTTTGCCGAAGTTCTTACAACGTCTGCAATTGCTAATGCCTTAGCTACATTTTGCATTTTCTTTCCACCGACTGAAAGTATATTTTGTAAATTACCTATATTATTTTGCAGTTGTTGCTCTTTAAAATCCTGTTCGGCTTTTTCAATATTTGCCCTAACCTCTACATTTTGTTTTAAAAGATTATTTCTTTGCTCTTCTGTCAATGCAGTATTTGCTAAAATTAACGCATCTCTTTCTGCTAAAATTAAAAGTCTATTTTCAAAATCTAGCTTTTCATTTGCTGCTTCGGTTGCTTTTGTTTCAATGTCTTTTGCAAATTTTTCCTCGGATCTTTTGGCTTCAAGTTCTTGCTCCAAAGTTGCAAACTTTTCAGCATTTAGAATAGTTATTGCAGCAGTA